GACTTGCTTAAGAAGGAAGGTAACAGTTTAGTTTACACTTTGGCTGATGGCACAATCATTAAGAAGTTCCGTAAAGCGTGGGAACGCAATGAAGATGAGTGCTTGGATAAAGTTATGACAGACTTTACTAACAATCCACATCACAAGATTGCTGCTCCTGTTGTAGTAGATGAAGAAACAGGCGAAATCGTTGAAGAGGTAAATGCAGAGTAATTATTGCTCGCAAAAGTTTTGGTGGCTAACCGTAGAGCCCGAGCGCAGAACAATGAACTCGTGCTGTGCGGCCACAGCCACTAAGATTGACTTGACCTGGCTTAAACATAATCCTGGGCAGTTGTTTAACACTCCAGAGTTATTGGCAGAACGTACCAGTATGCTAAACAATGAGCCAGTTGCTAGTTGTGAAGATACATGTTGGTCAGCAGAGCGTCGTGGATTACCTAGTCGTAGAACCGTAATGGAATCTGGAGTTAGAACACATACTGATCTTCACTCCAGTCCGCAAGTGTTACATATTAACGTTGGCAGTGATTGTAATCTAACCTGTAGCTATTGTTGCAAGCAGTACAGTACCGCGTGGTTGCGTGACATTAAAGATAATGGCGCATACACAGACGAAGTTAGGTATCAACTAAACGCTAACGATCGCATTGTACTACAGTTGGGACAGACAGCTATTAAGGCAAGTGACAGTTATCAAACTATCTTGCAAGAAGTTAAGAAATTAACAACAGCAAAGCAAATAGAAATAACTGGAGGAGAACCATTTTTGTATAATGGCCTTGCAGAACTAGTTGCAGGACTATCTGCACCAGTTGATGTATTTACAGGGCTTGGTGTAAATGAAGATAGGTTAAAGCGTATCTTAGATCAGTTGCCCGCGGCTACTACATTTACTATTAGCGCAGAAACAACAGGTGCGCTGTATGAGTTTAATCGTTATGGTAATACCTGGGATCAATTTAGACGCAACTTAGACGTAATTGCTCAACGTTTTGAATATAGGTTTTGTAGTGTATTAAGTAATTTGACTGTACATGGATTTGATCAGTTTCAACAAGACTACAGTACTGATAGAGATTTGCTTAATCCTTGCAATGATCCTGATTATTTAAGTGCTAGTGTATTAGATGCAGAATCTAAACAACAACTAGGTTTGATCAAATATAAATATCATGATCAAACAATTAAGCAAACAATGTCAATTGCAAGTACACCGGAACAACAAACAGTTTTAAAGAAGTACCTACTGGAGTTTGCTCAACGTAGAAATTTATCGTTGGCAGTATTCCCAGATAGTTTTATAACATGGATTAACAACAAGGAAACATTATGACCGTTGAAGTAGAAGTATTAAGTGAATTGTACACTATTATGAAGCAGTATGTTCCTGCAAAGGATCGCCAAGAGTGCGCCGATAATTTAATGAGCGTAATGGTTGATATGCTAGGCGATAAAGAACTTAGAGACTTTGGTACTACTGATAGCACCCTGAAAAAAGCTCTTAAGGAATATACAACTGACGACGAACTCGAAGAAGACGACGGCGAAGATTCAGACTGGTAATGACCAAGCGGTACTTTCCAATACAAACAGAGACTGCCTGCCAACTTAAATGGACGTGGAGCAGTATCTATTTGTACGATGGTACTACTAATAGTTGTCATAGAGTAGCAAAAAGTCCGCTTACTGTAGACTCGTTTAGTCAATTCCATAACACCCCAAAGAAGCTGGCAGACAGGCAGTTAATGCTAGAAGGCCAATGGCCCACTGGTGGGTGTGACTACTGTGAAAAAATTGAACGTGCCGGCGGATCAAGCGATCGGTTAATGCACTTGGCTATACCAGACTTAACTCCCCCGGAGTTAGATCTAGACCCTGTAGCTACAGAAGTCACTCCCAGAATCGTAGAAGTATACTTTGATAATACATGTAACCTAAGTTGCATATATTGTCATAACGGACTTAGTAGCCGCATACACTACGAAAATGATAAGTTTGGGGCATTTGAATCCAACGGCGTTGCGATTGCTAACACTTATCAGCGTCATCCTGCCCAGGAACAACTCACTGAACAGTTATGGACCTGGCTAGATAGTAACTATGCAACAGTTAGACGTTTCCATTTATTAGGCGGTGAACCGTTTTACCAAAAGCAATTTGACACTTGTTTAGATTTCATGTACAATCATAGTAATCGAGAACTAGAGTTTAATATAGTTAGTAACTTAATGGTCAGCCACAATAAGATGCGTGAGTACATTGGTCGCATTAAGGAGTTGGTTGCCGCACGTAAGATTAAACGCTTTGAAGTAACAGCCAGTATTGATTGCTGGGGCAATGAGCAAGAGTATATTAGATCGGGGTTGGACTTAACGGAGTGGCGTAAGAATTTTGAATACTTGGTCGATGAAAAGTGGATTACATTGAATATTAACCAAGTAGTAACTGCATTGGCATTGCCAACAATGCCGGCATTAATTGAATATGTAAATCAGCATAGACAAACAAGGGACATTGGGCATCATTTGATAACTGCAAATACACCGACGTATATGAACCCGGACATATTTGAACCAGGATTCCTTGCTGAGTATTTTGATCGTGTACTAGCAGTTATGCCTGAAACAACATGGCAACAACAAGAAGCAAAGAAATACATGGCAGGTGCAAAACTACAAATTGAAACTGCTGAAGCAAACTATACAGAACAAAGTAAGTTAAAAACTTATCTAACTGAATTAGATAGACGTAGAAATACAAACTGGCGAGAAACATTTCCTTGGATAACTGGAGTATTAGACAATGTGGTATAATCGAGTAGTATCTAACATGGGAGAAATCCCTGCGTTCATTGATTACTTTGAAAATGAATTAGTTGCGGCCAAAAGCCACATTAAAATTAACGGAAAAGTTGAAAAAGAACTAAGCAACTTACCTGGGGAAACAGAACACAGGTTTAATCAGCTACAGGAAATTGAAGCTATCCTTGAGCACCTGAACATACAATTACGTAAGATTAGACAAAAGCATTACAAGAAGTATCTAGAAGCATACGCAAGAACATTGACCAGTAGAGATGCTGAAAAATACGCTGAAGCAGAAGATGAAGTGATTGATATGGAAACTATCATTAACGAAGTTGCACTATTGCGTAACAAGTGGCTAGGTGTTATGAAGGGCATTGAGTCAAAGAACTTTATGCTAGGACACGTGGTTCGTTTACGTACAGCAGGAATGGAAGATATTGTGGTATGATAGACTGGAAGCAAAGAGCCACAGAACTTTTAGAAGAGTTTGATCTTTGCTGTAAGGCCAAGCCTAAACACGATGCGGTAAATATACAGTTAGAAAAAGATTCGTGCGCTAAGTTTGCATACCATTTAGCCACACAACGCGGTTGGGGCACCGACAATGAAATTGCCGAAGCGTGTCACCAACTTGAACCCAGATTACAACGATTAAAAGAAAAACTAGTAATGGAAATATTAACCAATGGCCCTGTTTAAGAACGCACACTATAGTCACGAGCACAGTTTAGAAGTATTAAACTTGTTGTACGGGTACGACAGTTTTCTTGACAGTATACAAACAATCGCAGACATGGGTTGCGGCACAGGGCTTGATGCTGAATGGTGGGCTACTTTACAAACACGAGATGATCCGCCAGAGCCAAGGAACTATACAGTCTACGCAGTTGATCAAACAACTAAACAAATTGACCCCGATTTATTAAAACGCAATCCTAATATAATTCCTATAGAAAAGAATTTTGAAGAACGTGCAATACCACGTCAAGTTGATTTAATCTGGGCACACGATAGTTTTCAATATGCTCGAGATCCGTTTAAATGTCTAAATGTTTGGAAAGAAACCTTAAACAAAGATGGCATGCTAATACTGTCCATTCCGCAAGGAACTTATGTATACAACGGCGGATTAAAAGTAGAACAACATAGTCAACAGTATTATAACTATAATATTCTTAACTTAATCTACATGCTAGCTGTTAGCGGATTTGACTGCAACGATGCATATTTTTATCGCAAGGATAATAGTCCTTGGTTGTATGCAGCAGTATACGCAAGCCAGCACGAGCCATTGACACAAAATGCAACTTGGTATGATCTAGCCGAACGAGGATTAATCAATGACAGTTTGCAAAACAGCGTAAACAAATATGGTCATGCTCGTCTCGACGACTTAGTTGTAACTTGGTTAGACAAAGACTACTATAAAATAACAAACTAATGAAACTTATAATCGCAACCGGCGGATTTGATCCCGTACACTCAGGTCATATTGCTTACTTAAATGCAGCTAAAAAACTTGGCGATGTACTTTGGGTAGGAGTAAACTCAGATGCTTGGCTAGAGCGCAAAAAAGGTCGTGCGTTTATGCCCATTGAGGAACGCATGACTATTGTGCGTAACTTACGAGCTACTAACCCAGAAATGGTATTTGAGTTTGACGACTCCAATGGAAGTGCATGCTCACTATTGGAACGTGCAAAACAGTACTACCCTTACATGGAGATTGTATTTGCCAACGGTGGCGACCGCACAGCCGATAATATTCCGGAAATGTCAGTGGATGGAGTAGGGTTTGCGTTTGGAGTCGGCGGTGAAGATAAGGCCAATAGTAGTAGTTGGATCCTTGAGGAGTGGAAAGCACCTAAAACTCAACGTCCCTGGGGCTATTACCGTGTATTACATGAAGTAGAAGGCACTAAAGTTAAGGAACTTACAGTAGAGCCGGGACAAACACTTAGTATGCAACGTCATAGACAGCGCAGTGAATACTGGATGGTTACCGAAGGTGAATGTAAAGCAGAAAAAGAGTTTGGGGCATTGTTTTTACGTAAACACGAAACTCTGCATATTCCCCAGGGAGAATGGCACCAGCTAAGTAACCCATTTAAACACCCTTGCAAGCTGGTAGAAGTGCAGTTTGGTTCTAACTGTGTAGAAGAAGATATAGAACGCAGGTACGATAAATACTAGATGCGTACTTTAATCAACTTACTTACTGAAGCCACTATTGCAGACTACCCAATGGGAACAAGTTTCCTAGTTAGCGGTAGCGACAAAGGTCGTGCAATGGCAGCCGCACTAGCACACCAAGGCATTAACGTTGAAGAACCAATGGTTAGCGTTGATTGGTCTGAAATAAAAAATCCAGCAAAAGATATTAAAGCCAGCGTGGGTAAGAATGGTCCTAGTATAGCCGGGCAAGCATTCCGCGACGCAGATGATCAGATTTGGGTTTATCACGGTAGTGCTAGCGGTATGAACAGTTGTTTTGTACACGCAGACAAACTGGCCAACCGCGGCGAAATTGCCGAAGGTATCCTTGGTGCCGCTATGTTTGCTAAGTTTACTAAACGTGCCCCTAGTGCAGAAATTGCACAAGTTACTGTACAAGACATTGAGCGTATTCTTAACTCATTAAACTCAAAAGAAAAAGACATTTACTCTGTTACTGTTAAAGATGCTGACAACAAGCATGCTGACACAATAACATTTGATCTATTCTTAAAAACAAAACCATATCAAGACTTAATGGATTTGAAGAAACGTTCTGTACTTGCAGATGAGTTTGCTAGTGCAGCCGCTTATGTAAACACTCCTAATGCAGAACGTTACAGTCGTTACTTTTATGTTAACGGCAAAGCCGACAGCATTGAAATTATTGCTAACGGAGCACTTGCTGAAAAGTCTAGCAAGGTCGACGTGTTTGTACAAGTTAACGGCAAAAAGCTACGTTTAAATACCAGCCTTAAAGTTGGTGGCATTAAACAGTTTGGTCAAGTTGGCGGTAGTGAAATAGATTCAATGATTAAGTTATGGCGTTACTTTGGTGTTGATGTGTTACCTTACACTAAAAAATATGAAAAAATGCGTAGCGTAGATCAGTTTGAAGCACTAGAGTATATGTACCGCGGTATTGCCGATCAGCTAAGTGCCGAACTAGCTGGCGACAACAACACAGAAGAAGCTAAGTTTGTTACTAACATTAGTAATGCTGTAAGTTACTTTGCTACCTTGGGTGAAAAGAATGTAGAACTAGTAGACTTTAGTAAAGGTGGCTTTAAGATTTTACGATTTGGCGATCTTGTACAAAAGTTGCGTGGTGTTAATTTAACAGCCAGCTACAAAGAACACAAGGGTCGCCCAGAGATTGGTATACATGACGTTGCTAATCCAAAGCGTGAACTAGTAAGTATTCGTGTTAAGATTGAAAATAAAAAAGACGGTCCTTATGTTCGTAACATTATTGAAAAAGGTCCTTTACTAGAAGAACTAACTACAGTACAAAAAGGATCGTGGACACAATCCAGTGGTTCAAAAACAGTTGCACGTCAGCCTGTAGCACCAAAAGCTACTGCACCTGTAGCTAAACCTGCGCCTGTAGCTAAACCCGCAGTTAAACCACAAGTTGTTGATCAACCCAAAGATGAAGTGGATAATACTGAATATGCTTATTCAGAATCGGTAAGACCCAAGCGCGGTTTATCCGAAACTAAGCGTCAACGTCGTTGACCTTTAATCAAGTTTAATATATAATACTTGTATTGGGCCTTTAGCTCATTAGGTTAGAGCAGTCGACTCATAATCGATTGGTGGCCAGTTCGATTCTGGCAAGGCCCACCAGGTTTTGGTAAGCGTATTATATTTGAAGATTCTGCGTGTTTAGCATAAATAAATGTATGCTACTTATTGAAGAATATATTAAACAACCAAAAGATTTAAGACAAAAGCACTTACTTCTAAGCGAACCCTGTATCGAACGCGGTGGTCCAGAAAAAGGTGGATTGTCTAGTTATTGTAAAGGCCTAATGGCACACATGTTAGATACTAGTATTCCAAGTGGACACAAGATACATATATGTCATGCTTGCAATAATGCTAAATGCAGTAACCCCAATAACCTATATTGGGGTACAGCACAAGAGAATCGACTAGACCAAGGTGCAGGAAATAGCCCGTGGGATAGAATGGTTGCTAAGTATGGATACGAAGAAGCGTGTAAGCTAAACGCTAAAGGTAAGACAGGTAATACACATGGTACTGGGAATAAAGGGAAACCTAAGTCCGAGGAACATAAAAGAAATATAGCCCTTAATCGTAAGGGCGGTAGAAAGAGCAATGCCCAGGTGGTGTAATGGCAGCCACGCTAGTCTTAGGAACTAGTGCCGTAAGGCGTGTCGGTTCGAGTCCGACCCTGGGCACCAAAATGCAGTAACCCCCACCATCAATATTTTTTCCGAAGTAATTTTACCAAAAGAGTAGACAAATCCATTATCTACGTATATA